AGTCAGCGCCCAGACCTGAACCATAAACAGATCGGGCAGAACTGATAGGTGCACTGTTGGCGAACAAATCAGTGATATAAACACGCCAGACAGCATCCGGTGCACCGGCAGTGCCTTGATCCAAATGAATACCAGCGATTCTGAAAGTGCCAATCGCTGAACCGGTTTGTGCACCGGTTGACCATTTACCATCCGTGATACGCTTCTGAGCAGTATCATACATCGTAACGAGAGTGCCATTCGACACATCCCATGAACCAACCAATTCATTGCAGAGGAAATAGTTGCCCTGCTCCATGAAGAATTGCTGGTCGGCAATATTTGTATAAGTATCGGCCTTCTGAATATTGACGTAATCCGTAAGATATTTGGTGATCTGATAACCCTTGACGTATGCCTCGCCGGGTTCGACACCGACTGTAAGCATAGAAGTGTTGCCATTCAAATCATAACCGCCATTCGAACCATCATCATGGTTTTCACGCACAATGACGTTCAGTCCTTTGACAGTGAAGTCACCTGACTGTTCGTAAAGACGTGTGGCGATTTCGTCTTCAATGATATTGTATTGGGTCTTCGCACCCAGAGCCGATGCAATCTGACCGTTCTGGATCGTGAACAGTTCAGCGAAGTCGGGACCGGTATTTGCCGAAAGCGCATACTTTACCAGTTGTCCAGAAAGTTTTAGGCGGTGTGCGCCGGGGGCCGCAAAGTTATAAGAACCTTGGGCAGGATCGAGCAACGTGAAATCGTCCGTTTCCGTTACGACTTGTTCATTGATATTCAGACCGACACGATAGGTCGGTGTATTCGTGTAGCGATCAAGCACAATGGATTGAGTCGGGACTTCGACCATGTAGCCTTTAGCGAACACAACACCCCGATTGAGAGTGAAGTTGTATCCTTCACCGATGGAAGTGTTGGATGAAATGATGTTCGCAGAGAAGCCGTTGTTTGCCACAACTTGTTCACCGGCAGAGAACGTTCCTACTGAAGGATCATTGCCGCCGCTGATATACTTGACGAATAGAGTTTTGGTCTCATCCAATGTGGATTCAGAACCGTTTGCCGAACCAACGACAACGGCTTTCACGCCAGTGAATTGACCTTCGATAAAGGTATTGTTGAAGTTCGAGAGGGAAATGGGATGGTTTAGAGAATCATTGTCCCGAACTTTGATATAACCATAATGAGAGTCCTGAACGAACTGACAACCCGTGACGATAGAGCCGTCTTTGAAGACGTTCTCGGCCAGATCGGTGATCTGGCGCTGAATCATAGTCTGGGTTTGAGTAAGTTCACGTCCCTGAACTGCGAAGCCCGGTCTATAGAGAATGCGGACAAACCCTTTTGACGGGTCATAGTCATCCCAATAGGGAGCGCCGTTGAGAGGCGTTGAAATCGTATTTGCTACCACTTAAAAATACCTTGTTCTGGTTTAAATTATTTATGGACCAGAATTAGAACTTGATTGTAATGCGGAAACTTTCTTGCTGATCAAGCGAACGAGTGACCGGCGTCTTGTTTTCCGTATAGAGGATTTTGCCGTAGTTTCTTGCCAGCGGCGGGGATGTTACTCCCGAAACTGTTGCGGTTGCCGCAGAAGTCCCGCCTGTGATAGTTTCACTATTTGCGAATTGGCCAATAACGCCTGTCACATTGATCGAGCCGCCACCACTTACGTTTTCTACGACGTATGCATAGGCCCCGGACGTAGAGCCGGTCACAACTTCATCACGGACGAATGTGCCGGTGCTTGAAGTGATCTGCACGTTCGTTGTCATCTTATAGAGAGAGCCGGTCGCAAGTGCGCCGTTAGATGCCAGCGTTGGATTTGCAATCAAACCAATTTGACGCCAGTCGTTTTGCGTTGTGAAGGTGTTCGATTCCGAACCCTGAAGGTTACAATTCAGAATGACGTTATGTGCCATCAATTCACTGACAGGATCGGAGCCATGACCACGGGTCGGTGACATTTCAGGCTTTAGCGTTCCACCCGAACCATTTGAAGTGTTCGCCAGAACAGAAGCCATCGCATAGGTGTAATTCGCACCAATCGAAACCATGTTGATTTACAGTGGAATACGCCTTTGCCCCGGTGCCATCGCCAGTAATCGAGACATAAGGAGAAACGATATATGAAGTTGTAGCATCTGGCGTTGTGGTCCAGTTGCTATCAACGGTTACTGTTCGAGTGCTGCCATTATAAGATGTGATCTTGCGAAGCTGGCCCGAACCAGTACCCGCAGTAAGATAAATTCCGTAGTTGACATAAGAGCCAGACGTGCTGGTTGCCGTGATACCTAGGACAGCGGTCGAAGTCGTGGCAGAAACCAAGGTGCCGGAATTCGTCAGATAACCTGTGCCGGTAGCAACCGGAATAATTGTCTCTATGGCACCAACAACTGCGGCTTGCTGAACGTCCCACTGCGGACTGCCATCATCAACCGTAAGAGTGCGGACTGGGATATAATTGGAAGTCAAAAACTTCAGAGCATCGGCAGTGTTCACACTCAACATATACTTCCACTGATACCCGTCAGCGGTCGTAAAGGATTGAGTAAGTGTTCCTGATGGGTTGATCGTTGATGGCGCACCATTGTTGTTATTGAGGCACTTGTAGACGTTCAGATCATCGGTCACGACGTAGAAATTAGCTGGTGCTGTATCTGTGCCTTGATACGCCGTATTTGACGTATACATGGCGTAAACAGTACCAGATGCCCAAGGAGTATTGGGAGCGCCGAACACAACGTCAGACGCACCGATGCGCTTCACACCTAGAATGTTATCAAAGGTATGCTTACGTTCTTCGACCGTATCGGTCGGTGTTGGGGGACTATTGTCATTCGGCCATGGGAACGATCTGGCAATGAACAAATAAATCGGTACAGAATTGTCCTGAAAAACATTGTAGAAATTCGTGGCGTTGTTAATACGGAAATTCTGGGTAACAATCCCGGTCATTCATATCCTTGGGTATAGAAAGATTTCTAGTATTTATGGTCGAATTATTCGGTGTCTTGATAGACCGTGATCTGGTAACTGGCACCCTGAACGGTCGTAGAGACTGGGAAATAATAATCCGATTCGATGGCAATGAAATTGTTTGAATATCGGGCTACGATGGGATAGGTCGTGATCTTCCCGGTAGACGGATGTGTGATAGAAATCACGTTATTCGCAAACGCCTTTTCGGTCGAGAAATTCGCACCCGAATATCCCTCGATTAGATGTTTGGTGCCCTTCAAATAGTCGGGGACCAAAGTCGTATCTGAGGTATAGTTCGCCGGAACGGTCGTGATTCTTAGTAGACCGCCCCCAGTTATCACTTCATCGGTGATGGGAGTCTGATCGACTTTCGTTGCAGTGAACTTCTGGAAAAGAATATCATTCTGGGGATATTCGGCAGAAGTCAGCATGAATGAATTCGAATAGAGCGTGGTCACTGGAATTGATACCGTGGCATTGTTGATCGTATCGCTGACCACCAATGAAGACATAATATCCACTTGCTCAAGAAACTGAGTATGGAAGCCACGGATAAGACGCTTCGATCCTGTCATCCCAACAGGCACGTTTGCTAGTTCAGAAAGCGGATAATCGGCATAGCACTGAATCGTGGTGTTTCCGGTGCTGACCCAACCCTCGCCAGCAATCGTTGTGGCCTCATCTATCGAGGCATTCGCAACAAGTCCTTCCGACGTGCTGACCCAAATATCAATTTCATGGAACCAGACAACTTGATCGTCTGTCATGAAGTATGTTGGGAGTTCAATAATGAAAGTGAACGTTACGTTCTGAGATTCTTCGATGAAGATGGCATTTTGCACATACAGATCAACGATGGGCTGAACCAGAATCTGGCCGAACAAGCGAGTACCGGCAGGATGGCACAAAGCCACCGCAGCATCTTGATACTGCGTAATTGATTCCTGCGATCTGATAACATACGAGTATTCTTGATAGAACTCGTTATCTTGAATGTATTTGTCCCATGAAATGAAACCATACGTTCCGACGTAGCGACCAGAAGAAGTTTGCAAAGCCTGTGCAGTAATGTCACACAAGATTTCGCCGGTCACCATGGAGCGCAAAGATTCCTTCGCAATGAAGGTGCCATGAACGTTCGTTACATAAATGACCTGAACGAGTTTGCCATCATCAAAATATTCGATGAATGAAACGAATTCTGCACGGGCACCAGACTGAACACCGATGATGCTTTGATAGGTATTCTGCTCGACGTTCGTCTGTGGATCGACAAGAACATTCGTGATGTAAAGTGATTTCTCAATCGTCCAGCGACCATCAGAGACACGAAGAATGTCACTGCCGGGATAGTAAAAATCGATTTCGTCATTGAACAAGATTCTGAAAAGCAAACGATAGGCATCTTCACTGCCCTTTGCTCGATAGAAATCTACGATATGACGAATAAGAAGTCGTTCGTCTACTACAAGCTTATTAGGAATAGACTGCATGAACTGGTCACGCAAGAACTGGAAGAAATAGTCCGGCGAAGTTTCAACGTCGTGATATTGCTTAAGCCGAGTCATATTATGAATCGGCTGGCCTTCACTTTCTAACCATTGATAATAGTACTCAATGAATTTGACCAGCAAGGGACCATCCAAGCGAAAACGCTCGGGGAATTGACGTTCAATGAATAGATGAATTTTATCGTCAATATAATCCACGTCAGATTACCACAGTGTTGAGAATTCCCGTTGTCATCAAAGGCGAAATGTTGCCCTGAACTGTAGGCGTTCCGGCTTTGGTCACAGCATTGAGTTTAACGTCCGTGATCTGAACCTTTGGATATGAGAACAGAACGATTTCGTTGTTGGTTGGCGTATACGAAGACAAACCCGGAGTTACAAAAATTCTGAGTTCGTTTAGAGTCGTGTTCTGAACACCAGCGAACGCAATCGAATTAATCTGAATTATGCCTGTCGCATAATTGATCGTTCCGATATTACTGTTCACATAAAATTTGGAGTTCGTTGATGTAAAGTAGTACATCCGTACTTTACCGAAACCATCGTCATCAAAATAGCAGACGTTTGGATTGCCCACCACTGTGAAGCCTTCCGAAGACATACAACCAAGGAAACCGTCATAGGGATGATAAAGGCTTTCTGAAAACGAAATCTCGTAGCTCAAAATCGAATAAGTGACAGGAGCGAACCTCTTTTCCAGAAGGAAAGAAACATCAGAACTCACGAATGAATTATCTACGTTATCGATCACAGTATTGAACTTTGATCGATAGAAAGCCTGCTCGAACAAACCAAGATTGTTTGATTCGTAAGAAGCCACGGCTGAACTAATATTCGAATACAAACCATCTGGCGAAAGCGAAGTAAGATCGGGGTTGTAGTTCACATTGATCGTAAGATTGATGAATGTGAAAACAGGATCGATGATAATCGGATCGATGGATAGAGTGTTTTTTGAAACCAGATCATTTAGGATCGCATCCTTCTGAACGTTGTTCAGTGAGTATCCAGCATCCGGCTTAATCGAAAGAAAAACCTTGCCATAAATAGGCGGCACATTCTTTTCGCCGCCCCATGCATTGACGGCGGCAAGATTGCCGAAGTTGGCCAGCACATAGCTTCGATAATCGTCGGCCACCACAAGACGGTTTTGACGGTCATAATATTTCGGTGCATTGAACCGGATCGATTCAATGTCTTCCTTCTCCTGACCGTTTGCGGCCACGGTGAAAGTTCTGATTGCCGATGCCTGATAGTAGGTTGTCGGCAAAACCTTATTGTATCCGATGTAACCGGCTGGCGTGAATGAGTTCACGTCATTAACAATGGTGCCGGAACAGACACGACATGTGATCGAAACCACATTCCCAATCTGCAAACTTTTTCCTAGAACACCATCACCGAAATAAACCTCATAGTTTCCGGCACTGTTTTCTTGAATGAAATAAACGTTTGAATCGCCGCTTAAATGGGTAATGTCTTCGACCTGAGTGAAGGTAATCACATCGGTCGTATCGGCATTTGCCTTGACCTTCACTACCAAGGAATCAGTATCGGTGTTTGGGTTAGGAAGTTCGAAAGAATTCGTTGAACCATCATAGGTGAAGGTGTAAGTCAGAACTTCACCTTCTAGAATTTTCAGAATTTTGTTGTAGGTGCCATTGGTGTTGACAATGGTCACGTCTTCGTCCGTGGTCCAAGTGTATTTCACACCATCCAACTGGGACTGAAAACGGGTATACTTAGGGACAATGATTTCGTCCGGCGCATCAATAGGCAGAACGAAAATCAAAACTTCTGCTTCTGCGGCCTTTGCAGAGCGAGGAACGTAACCCACTGCCTTTGCATTAGAGACAACCGAATCTCTTAGAGTTGCAGTATCCAGAAAGCATTCGTTCGAGACCATGTTCTCGTAAACACCCATGTAGTAGGTGTTGTAAGCAAGAATGCTCAGAATCTGGTTTATCGTTGAACCAGCAAAATTGTAGTCTTTGAATTCTTGTTGTTGCTGTAAAAATTTTTGAAGGTTGGTTTTGATGCCAACGAAATTCAGATCGGAAACGACAAGAGAAGTATTAGCTGATTGTACCATTTACCGCACACGGCTGAGAAAGAAGTTGACTGTGACTGGATTTAATTGATTGATGATCTTGTAAGTCACTGAGACGTTGATCGTGTGCTGGTCGCCATCGGCCACCACATTTACAGCAAGGACATCAACTCGGGTCTCATAATATTTGAGTGCATACTGAATGGCCGTCTTTAGGTAGACTTGCGTACCAGCGGTAACCATTTCGAAAAGAGAACCGGTCACGTCGGTATAGAAGGTCGGTTCAAAAACCGATTCGAACTTGTTCCGAAGCACAATGTTTCGGATGGCTTGTTCAATAGAAGCCTCGTTCACCAGCATTTTTGGGTTGCCAGTGACCGGATGTGCCTGAAATGAGATATCTAAATCTCGAAAGACTTGAGCAATTTTTGTGTTCGACATTCATGACTATTTATGGACATTTTTTACTGTCGAACCAGAAATCAGACCCATCCTCGAAAGTTAACTGCGCCTTGTTCTACAATGCCCTGTGCCAGATCGACCGTCTGGAAGTTGGGGAGTGTTTTATAGTTCGCCTGTGCAATGGATTGCTGGCTGAAATCGATATGAAAGTAGGACTGTGCAGCGCCACGGCCATAGACCATAGAAACCGTCGTGGCACCCACGGCAAGCTTCTGAATGTCCTTCGCAGCACTAATGGGGTTGTCCTGCATGCCATTGATAGCAATATCGAAGGATTGACCCAACATATGGCCGACTTCACTTAGTCCGGTGTTCGAGGGGATGTTATTCAGAAACCCAGAATTTAGGATCATGCTGCCACCCATACCAGAAAACATCTGTTCAAGAATGCCATTCGCCCCAGATTGCAGGGACTGCACGATTTGAAGCAATGGCACACCGGGAGAAAA